TTGTAGGACTTGTTGGGCAGCTGCCGCAGCAAGCCGAGAAATTTCAACTTCTGTATCTTCATCCATTTCAGCATTTGGCGCTGGGTATGGAACACCCGCAGCTTCTTCGATCTGTTTGCGATATTCAAAAGCTAAGTGGTCTTGTATGTGTGCGGCTAGGGCTGCACCCATTTGTTTTGCCATAGGGCTTTGTTGTACTAATGCCATTAGTTTCGGATCTTGCATAGCCGACATATGAACCGTAATATGGGACTCGTGATCTTGATAAATAAACGCTTTAACAGGCTTCCCTCTGAGGACATCCATATTTTCTGATACTGGATCACGCGGTTCCTGGTCATCTTCCATTGGTACCAACTTCTGGGCATTTTTAATTCCTAACACTTCGAGCATCTGACGATGTAGATATGGTAAGTTGTATAGCTGTGGCGCTTGCGCTGCCATCTGTAACACTGCTTGATACTGCGTAACTTTCTGCGCCATTGTTGCAGCGTTTGGATCTGACACAGGAATAATATCAACCATGTCATAGTCGGAACCCTTTGCACGGTCTGAACCTTCTATTGGTTCGTAAGAGTATTCATCTGGTGTGTAGTCACGGATAATGCCTTTAAGGAGTTTGAACTCCTCTTTCATAGAATAGTGAATCCGTGCCTGCACCGCACTCATGACTTTTAACGTGCGCTCTAGTATGGCTAGTGTCGTACCTACAGGAGCTTGCCCTGACATATCACTGAGCTTTAGATCAGCAGCTGAAGCGAACCTACGTCCTTCTTCTACAATGTTACCCAGCAGTGTGTACAACACCTGACTTGGCTCCTTATATGGGAGCGTCATAATGTTATCTTTTATTGTCCCGCTAGTTACATCTACATCTCTAAACTCAGCTGGAGCTATCGGCGTATCATCGCCTTTAACTCTAAGTCCTCTAGTTTTAAAACCACCAGGCAAATTGGAGAGAGTACCAGCATCAACAAGCTGCCTAATAATGCTAGTCCCAGATTTAGCAAAAGCACCGATAAGGTGAATAAGGCCAAAAGCGTAAAAACCAAACCCTGGAATATATGGGTAGTGAACGAAATGATTTCTCTTTTGCTTGGTATCATCCTCTGATCTCCAGTTACGTCTAATAGCTAGTATCTGTCCGGTTTGCTTCTCAATAGTAACAATGTACGGTAGGGCAATACCTGTCTCTTTTCCGTCCTCTACATCTTCATACCCAACCAGATCAAGATCGCATTGTATTTCCAGCATTTTGTATCGGTCATCAGAAGAAGCTCGGAAGCCCATCTTTTCAGCGATACTCTTTTCAATCTCATCAAACGTATTCTGTGGTTCTGGCAGATCTATATCTAGGTAGAACCCTGCATGCATCAACCGTCGCATCTCATTAGGAGTTTTACGCATGACGTGAGTGACACGAGGCGCTGACCTAAGATCAGATACTCCGTAAGGCACTACAACGTCCTCTGCTGGTACGTAAACAGAAACTTGACGCTCAAGGGATGGATCGTAGTACACCTTCTTAAACGCATTACCAGATAGTCCTAGACCCCATAACATTCTTTCATGCTCGGCTCTATACTCAGGCATTTTATCGGTCAGTTGATAATTCATATCATCCTGTACCCGTTTAGCTGCCGCTTTGTTCTCTTTTGTTTCTTTTCCTATAATCTGTGTTTTAACTGGGCCAGCCGCTGGGAAGGTTTCCATCATAGTTTCGGCTTGAAACTTAACCAATGCTTCGGATAAGAGTGGGTGATAAACACCACAAGCACCAGGCCAAGGTTCTGTACGTTCTTCTACTTTCATACCTAGTAGTTCAAGACCGTCAACGTATGTTTGTATCCAGTCTTTCCTAGAAGCTAAGTCTTCTTCAAAATCCCCAAGCAAATCACTTGCTATAGTTTGTAGTTGTTGTGGATCAAGCTCTTCTGCTAAGTTAGCGCCAAACTCATCATCCTCCATAGCATCAGGATCAATGACGATTTCTATATCAGGAGTCGATATAGTGACGCTTTCAGGATCTTCAATCTCTATTTCAAGATCAGCCTCCAAGTTCTCCGGCATGGACAGTCCACCCATACCATCTGTGTCTCCTATACCCATTGGTGCTTGGTTTACTGCTTTATCTATAGAGTTTGTAGCCATTTTTTCTATCCTTAATAATATCCTGGTGAGAACCTTCTAAAAGTACGTTCTTCCTCTTCTTCATCCAATGTTGCACGGAGATATCCACCTTTTCTGAACCGCATTAGTGCCAAGGATACCGAGTCAACATAATCGTCATGCTCCCCCGCAGGGAACGACGCAACTTCATCAATTACTTCTTCCGCCCAATGTGTAGGCGGTGCCCATACTCTACCAGACGCAAACATATCTGACACTGCGTTGAGTCTAGTGATCTTGTCGTTACCTTTAACAGGGGTAAACTCCTGCACAGGTATACCCATTGCACGCATTTCATAAATAAGCGGAGCACCGGACGCTTTCTTCTCTATAATTATTGAATCTGGGTTGAATTCATCAACCTGTTCTAGTGCTTTGCGTTTAAGCGCTGGAAATTCCAGCCTATCTCTGAATGCGTCAAGTAAAATTATATTCGCTTCTGTCTTTCCTGTGTCAGGATCTTCTTGGTAGAACACTCCCCACGTTGTACACGCAGAATAATCCGACCTAGTTGTCTTTTCAAACGCCGTATCCCACGATTGTAGTACAAAATCACAGTAAGGTGGCCCTTCTTCTTCCCATGTCTGCCACCATTCGCGTTTTACGATGGCTGAAACCTCTGATGTAGGCGATTGTTGGTACTGAGCTTGCCATTTCGGGTTAGGAAGCTCCTCTTTTAGGGCAGTAAGCTCGTCCATTGACCAAAATTCAGGCCAAAGTGGGTTCCCAGTGGGCAAAATAGCCGGAAATTCAATAACTTCCCACTCTTCACCGCCTCTTAACCCTGCTGCTTTGATAACTTGGCCTGTTAAATCACGTTTTGACCACCTTGTCATCACTATGACGATGGCTCCCCCTGGTTGTAGTCGCTGTCGAGGGCCGGATGTGTACCACTCATACACTTTATCGTAGACATCTGGGTTAATATCGGCTAATGCGGCCTCTTGCTCCGAGTGGGGGTCATCAATAATGAGGAGATCCGCACCTTTACCAGTGACAGCACCTCCCACACCAATAGCAAAATAGTCTCCACCGCTGTTAGTCGCCCACCGACCAGCCGCTTTTGAGTCTGATTGTAAGCCAACCCCCGGAAATAACTTGCTATAGACCTCTTGATCGACAAGGTTACGTACCTTTCTACCAAAGCCCACCGCCAACTCAGCTGTATGAGACGTTTGGATTACTTTTTTATGTGGATACTTCCCTAGGAACCATGCGGGGAGCAAGTAAGAAGCAAATTCTGACTTCGTATGTCTAGGTGGCATATTAATTATAAGCCGTTTGCTCTTACCTGCTGCCACTCTCTCAAACGCAGAAGCCATTTTCTCGTGATGCCTACCACTGATGAATGTAGGCCACACTTTGTTAACGAACGGTATGAACTTGTCCTGCGCTTGCTGCTTTGTCCGTAACTCCTCTAGCTTCTCCAACTCGGCTAGAAGTTTCTCCTGCTCTGGTAGCGAGAGCATCGGCAGTATCGCCGGAATATCCTTTATGGATATATTCTCAATCGCTTCTTTAGCTGTTGTCATCTTCGTCTTGTTCTTTTACCATAGCTACACCCAACTCATCATCTAGGTTGGAATTAAGCGGAGTTACGTCTATAACATCTGCGTTTAGTAACCGTTTGACTCGCTCCTTAATAGCATTTTCCAAATCATCAGGGTTCTTATAGTTGATTGTAATCTCGGACTTTTGCGTAAATAACCCAATGTCACTATGCTTACCGAGTAGCTCCAATGCCTTTAACTCAAACTTAATATCCCCACAGGTTGCAATCTCCATTAACTTGTTTGTTATGGCAGCACGCGCTTCAGCTGCATCGAGACCTAACTGTGCTCCGTAGGTTCGGAGGAAAGCCGACGCCGCAAACGCCGTATTTGGCTGAGTGAGATTATTCTTTTTGCGTTCCGTGATAACCTCGTCCAGCAACTTCTTCTCTTGTTCCGCAGTGGCTTCATCGACCTCTAGTGTAGCACCAAGTTCGTGTTGAAGCTCTATCGTATTCGCGGCAACTGTTAGCTCATCTAAAAGAGTGTTGGGTTTCTCGTCTGAGGTATCAAACGGGACTTTGTGTTCTGGTGTAGGATCTACTTTGACGGTTTGAGGTCTGGGCATTGAGCGGTTTGTGGCTCTTTAATATTTTTGTGATGGAGTCTTTATATACTAAAGTATTAGTAAAAGCAAGAAAGGGTGAGTATGGCGAAGTTTGAATGTATCTATCTAGAATGGGAAGACGCGGTAGCTGAAGCTGATTGGGGTGAGGTTACTGAAGCAGGTTTGTTTAAATGTAAGACTCTGGGTTTTGTTGTGTCAGAAAATGATAAAGCAATCTGTGTGGCAGCCGTAGTGTCCGAAGAAGATAACCAATGCAACGCAAAGATCCACATACCCAAAGCATGGGTTACTTTAGAAAAACGTTTAAATATTGATCAATAAAAAGAGGGGCACCGAAGTACCCCTTAAAAAGCACGGGAAACAAAAAGGAGGAGAAAAAACCGTGCTTCGTTTTACTATAGCATACCCAGCCGTTGTTTTAATATGTAGTTAGTTGTGCGTGTGTTATTAAGTTGCGCGGTTGCGCGTCGTCGGCAGTACTCAGACCAAAGTGTCATGACACCCTCCTTCAAAATAAAAAGAAAGATGCGTTCCTTCGACCCATGTCTACTTCCGTCCCTTATTGGGATGAACGATGTGTAAACCATACCACTCTATAAACTGAAGTTCAATACGTTTTGCTTCGCGCTCTCTGGCATGCCACTCCGTCCAGGTCTGCGCGGGTTTCCCTCCGGCTCTTTGCCATTGGCAATCGTGATACAACTCATGCACTAGGATATGAGGTTTGTTCTGGTCTGGCCTTAGATACACCACACGAATATTGTCTACACCCGCTAAATAGAAAGTAGCATTCGATGGCGTGATGATTACATCAGGTGCGCAGTGGACGGTGAGTAGAAAGGCAAGTATGAGATCCATACGCAATATATAT